TAGTTTCACCTACTATGTTTACAAAACTCTGTTCAAATATATTTCTAGGTAATCCAGTAGAAATATTACTGTCATCTATTTTAATAGGAATAAAATCTTTACAATATTCCATCGTTTGAATAAAATCATTGAAATTACTAATTCCAATGCTTTGATTTATATCTATAAATCCATCCCAACATTGATAGCTGACATATCCACTATCTAATAAATCGTTTTGGATTATTTTTCCTAAGACGTACCTTCTATGCTGTACATCCTTAGCATTTAAAAATACAAATTTTTTATTTTTATCAGGATTAAAATTTAGTTTAGTTTGCCATATGTCTTTTGATCGTATGTCAAATATTGGAAAAAAATCAACAGTAAATTTAATATCTAAATGCTCTTTTAAATTTAATCTATGCGAACATCCAGTTAGATATATTAGTTTGTACTGTGCCCCTGCTACAATTTTATTAAGTTTTTCTATCCAAGTAGTATCATACCATGGCCCTTCTTCTACCGCATGCCATAATATAATTATGGTATCAGCCTTGTGATTTAAGTCGAATAAAAAATTAAATTCCTCTTCAAAATGATTGACAGGATCATAGACACAATGTAATACTATATGATAGTCACAATCTATTTTAATATTGGACCAATCAAACTCACTTCTTTGAGAATTTAAAATATTAATTGAACGGATCATATAAGTATTTAACATGCTAATAACAAAATTCAACTACACTCCTATCAATCGTGAATCAGTAGAAGGTCAAAGGCTTTATACCTTACCGGATGGATCACGGGTTCCTAGTGTTACTACAATCCTGGACCGTACCAAACCACAAGAAAAACGCGATGCCCTTGAAAATTGGCGCAAACGTGTAGGTACACAACAAGCCCAACAGATCACCACAGAAGCCGCCAGCAGAGGCACACGTATGCACAAATGGTTAGAAGACTATGTGCGTAACGATCGTGAAATGGGTACACCCGGCACTAATCCTAATAGCCAACAGAGTTATGCTATGGCGCAACAGATAGTAGAACACGGGCTTAAACACGTAGATGAAGTATGGGGCATAGAAGTGCCCTTATATGTTCCAGGCTTGTATGCGGGTACCACAGACGCCTGTGGCTTATATCATGGTCAGCCCTCAATTTTAGACTACAAACAGACTAATAAACCCAAGAAAAAGGAGTGGATTGAAGACTATTTCCTTCAATTATGCGCCTATGCTGCCGCACATAATGAAGTCCATGGTACAGATATTCGTCAGGGTGTAATCCTAATGGCTGTAGCACCTAAACTATTAGAAGATAATACATTTGCTAAGCCAGAATTCCAGACTTGGACCCTTAGCGGTAATGAATGGAACATATGGATGGACCGTTGGTTCGATAGAGTTGAGCAGTATTATAAGTTAGCATAAATACTAGATATTGAACTAAGGTGACGACATGGCTGTTTTAGAAGTAGCAAAGATACAGGTACGCAGTGGACTTTATGAAGATTTACCGGCGCTAGATACGGGTGAATTTGGTTGGTGTGTAGATACCCAGCAATTATTCATCGGTAAAGGCACGCTAGCAGAGGGTGCTCCAGAAACTGGTGTAACTGAGATCTTAACTGAATACACTGTTGCATCTATTATAAACAGCTTCAACAGCTTAAATGCCAATGTGGCTAATATAGCCGCAAATATATCCTCTATTACCAGCCAAATTGGTAATCTTGTACCAGTTTCAATTACGTTATCTAGCAATCAATCAACAATAGCTAATGTAACAGCAGTGGCGATTGAAGCATATGGTGCGAGAGATCTTAATTATAGAATCGTCATGAACGCCCATGTCAGATCAGGAACTATTTCAGTGGTTCAGAGACAGGGTAATTTAATAACATTTTCTGATGACTATGTTGAATCTGGTGATACAGGAGTGAAACTATATTTCACAGGCAATACTAGTACACAAACAGCAGTGTTAGGATATACGTCAACAGCGACCACCACTGGCAATCTGACCTACTATCTACAATCATTTACGTAAAATGTGGACAAATTTCTGGAACCTGCGGGTCAATGATAGGCTGGCAGAATGGAAGAATTTTCGACACCAACTCAGTGATTTACCATTAGATCAAGCCGTTCAAGAACTTAACAACATGTGGAGCACAGCTCCTTACGTAACATATTATTTGGATCCTAGCGAACCAAAATCTTGGCCAGATCCCTGGACATTGTTAGCCGAAAATTACTATTGTAATGTTGCTAAAAGCATAGGAATACTATATACTATATACTTCACTAGTCATAGAGCTGTGGATTTAGAATTACGCATGTATTATGATTACAAGGACAAAGAACGCTATACAGTAGCTTGGTTAGATGAGGGGAAATATATTCTTAATTACTGGCCCTACGAAATAGTAAATACAAAACAAGTAGAAGAAAAGCAGATGCACCTGCTATATCAATATTCAAGCACAGATTTAAAGTTAGACAAATATTAAAACAAGAGGTTTCAAGTGAGTAACATTCAAGTCAAGAAACGTAGTGGTGCGATCGTACCACTAGATTTAACAAAATGGCAAGCACAAGTAGCCAAAGTATGTCAGGGTGTAGCTGATGTCAGCCAATCCATGATAGAAATCAAAGCACAACCGCATTTTTATGATGGAATCAGTACACGCGAAATTGACGAGATCACACTCCGTGCTATAGTTGACCTAATTGATGTAGAACACGAACCCGAGGTTGGACACACTAATTATCAGTTTGTAGCAGGCAAGCAAAGATTATCAATGCTACGTAAAGATATCTATGGCGATTATCAAGTCCCACACTTGTATGAAATCGTAAAAACAAATGTAGCTACAGGCTTGTATACACAAGAACTATTATCTTGGTACACAGAAGATGAATGGAACAAGATGGAAGAGATTATCGACCATGCCAAAGATGAAGAATACAGTTATGCTGCCATTGAACAACTGATTGAAAAATATCTAGTTAAAAATCGTTCAACAAAACAAATTTATGAAACACCACAGGTGCGTTATATGATAGCGGCCGCGACTGTGTTCCACAATGAAAATCCCGGTCAAAGACTAAAATACATTAAAGATTACTATACCTGTGCCAGTGACGGATTGTTTACGCTCGCCACTCCAGTACTCGCTGGCCTAGGTACCCCCACAAAACAATTTAGCTCATGCGTGCTGATCAAATCAGACGATGACCTAGACAGCATTTTCGCATCAGGTGAGATGATGGCCAAGTATGCCAGCAAGCGTGCTGGTATTGGATTAGAGATAGGTCGTTTGCGCCCTTTGGGTAGTCCTATACGAGGCGGGGAAATTATGCACACAGGCATGATCCCCTTCCTTAAGAAATGGTTTGGCGACTTACGCAGTTGCAGTCAAGGTGGCATTCGTAATGCGTCAGCTACAGTATTCTATCCTATCTGGCATCATCAGTTCGATGATTTGATAGTATTAAAGAATAATCAAGGCACAGAAGAAACACGTGTGCGTCACATGGACTATGGTGTTGTACTTAACGCTATGTTCTGGCGCAGATTTAAGAATAAAGAAAATATCACATTCTTTGATCCCAACGAAGTGCCTGACTTGTACGAAGCATTCTACAAGAATACTAAATTATTTGAAGAGTTATATGTTAAATATGAAAAACAAAAAGGTCTACGTAAGAAAGTCCTAAGTGCGGAAGAAGTATTTAAAGGCGGTATACTTAAAGAGCGTACTGATACTGGACGTATCTATCTTGTGTTTGTCGACAATGTTATGAACCAAGGACCATTTGATCCTGAGTATCATACTATCTATCAAAGTAACTTATGCTGTGAAATCTTATTACCAACTAAACCATTTAAACGGTTAGATGATGACAAGGGGCGTATTGCCTTATGCACATTAGGCAGTATTAATTGGGGTGCTTTCCGTAATCCAGAAGATATGAAACGTGCTTGCCGTATCCTACAAAGATCATTATGTAACATTCTTGACTATCAAGATTTCCTAAGCATACAAAGCAAGTTATCAAATGATGAGATCCAACCATTGGGTATTGGTGTTACTAACTTGGCCTATTGGCATGCTAAGAAAAATCTACAATATGGTGAGTCGGATGCCCTACAAGAAGTCAAGACATGGATGGAACATCAGGCATTTTATCTAACAGAAGCAACTGTGGAATTGGCTAAAGAACGTGGCGCATGTAAAGACAGTGATAAAACACGTTATGGGCAAGGATATTTTCCCTGGGAAAATCGTGCTAAAGGTGTAAACAAACTGGCAGACTTTACTCCAACACGCGAACTAGATTGGGAACAACTACGTAGCGATATGCGTAGCTATGGTGTGCGTAATGCCACACTGATGGCTATCGCACCAGTAGAAAGTAGTAGTGTGGTCATTGGATCAACTAATGGTATCGAAATGCCAATGAGTCTGATATCAGTTAAAGAATCTAAAGCGGGCTCGTTTATCCAAGTAGTTCCTGAATATAACAAATTGAAAAATCGTTATCAGCTGATGTGGGAACAAACTGACTGCGCGGCCTATTTAAAAACTGCGGCAGTGCTAGCGGCTTATGTAGATCAAAGTATTAGTACAAACACATTCTACAATCCAGCACACTTCCCAGATCGTAAAGTTCCCAGCACGCTGATTGCTAAGAATCTAATGCAGGCACATGCTTGGGGTATTAAAACATTCTACTACAGCTTGATCAACAAAGCTGGTAGTAAACAAGTACAAGAAGAAGTTAAAACATCAGAAGTACAAGTAGAAGAAGTAAGTTCATTAGACGACGAAGACTGCGAGGCATGCAAATTATAATATGAGTAAAGCACAATACGATTTAAAACACGACACAGACTATCTTAACCGTAAGATGTTCCTGGATCCAGCAGGACCGGTTACTATCCAACGATTCGAAGAAGTAAAATATAACAAGCTGGTTAAATTAGAACAAACAGCCAGAGGTTTCTTTTGGGTTCCAGAAGAAGTCAGTCTGACCAAAGATTCAAACGACTTTAAAGATGCTAGTGAGACTGTACGACATATCTTTACCAGTAACTTACTGCGCCAAACTGCTCTAGACAGTCTACAAGGGCGTGGACCTGCACAGGTATTCACACCTGTGGTAAGTATCCCAGAATTAGAAGCGTTGATGTATAATTGGAGTTTCTTTGAAACCAATATCCATTCACGTAGCTACAGCCATATCATACGTAATATCTATAACGTGCCCAAGGATGTGTTCAACACTATCCATGACACAGCAGAGATAGTCAGTATGGCAAGCACCATTGGCAACTACTATGATAAATTACATGTTATTAATTGTAAGTTAGAGCTAGGACACAAAGTAGATGAACAAGAACATATCAAAGCCATATGGTTGGCCTTAAATGCCAGTTACGGACTCGAGGCGTTCCGTTTCATGGTATCATTTGCTACAAGTCTGGCCATGGTTGAAAACAAGATCTTCATCGGCAACGGTAATATCATCAGTTTGATCTTACAAGATGAAGTTCTACACAAAGAGTGGACTGCTTGGTTGATCAATCAAGTGGCCAAGGAAGACAATCGCTTTGCCAAGGTCAAAGAAGAATGTCAAGAAGAAGTACGTGCGATGTATGAAGATGTTATTAATGAAGAAAAAGCCTGGGCTGAGTATTTGTTTAAGTTAGGCCCAGTGATTGGACTTAATGCTAATATCCTTAAAGAATTTGTAGACTATACCGCGGTAGGTGCACTTAGAGATATTGGTATCAAATATTGGAACCCAGCACCTAAGACTACACCTATTCCTTGGTTTAACAAGCACAGCGATACCAGCAAGAAACAAACAGCCTTACAAGAAAATGAAAGTACTAACTATGTCATTGGTGTTATGGGTGACAGCGTCGAGTATGAAGATCTACCAGATTTATAGGAACTAGAATGTTAACAGTATACAGTAAAAATCATTGTCCTTTTTGCGATAAGGCCAAGCATTTATTAAAAACAAAAAATATCGCATACGAAGAAATCAAGATCGATGAAGATCAAGAAGCACGTGAGTGGTTGATTGATCAAGGACATCGTACAGCACCTCAGATCTACAAAGGTAATGAACTATTTGTAGAGGGCGGATATCAAGGACTAGCTAAGTTAAGTGATGAAGAATTATTCAATAAACTAGGGGAATCAAATGTTAGCGAGTAACAAATACGACAAAGACGCTATTGTAAGTTTTAAAATAGTCAACGGAGACGAAATCGTTGCTAAAGTCATAGAAGAAACAGACACAGCGTTTGTTATTAATAAACCTACTACAGTTATGCCTAGTCAGAAAGGACTAGCGTTAATGCAGAGTTTATTTACAAGTGACTTAAATAAAAATATAACGCTAGACAAACGACACGTAATGATGCATAGTACCACAGTTAAAGATGTAGAAGACTACTATATACAAACCACTACCGGCATCCAACCAGTTAGTGCTGGCGGTATTATTACTTAAGGTGTAATTATGTATCTTAATCCAACAGTAGAATATCAACACCTTAGTGAATGGTTATCTACTTTAGTTGGAGTCAGGATTACACCTCGTAATTTTGTCAAACGTCTCAGCAAACATCTAAATAAACATCAACATCCTGTACGTGTAAAATTATATACCGGTGCCAAAGGCGCACTTGGACCAGATGAGTTTACTATTGGTGCGGAGTATGATCCTGGCTTAGATGAAGCACACAAAAAACAATTTATCATTGATTTTATATTAAATCATCCTAAAACTGTACCTATAACAATTACTGCTGAAATGGCAGATCAGATGGCAATGGATCTATTAGAAACATTGATCCATGAGTACGAACATCAACGTCAATTCCGCAGTCGCAGATATCGCTATCATAGAAATACTTATAGAAGTGATCACAGAGATCCTGACAAACGTGCTGATCAAGAATATCTAGGTGACCCGGATGAAATAGATGCTTATGCGCAGAATATAGCGGCTAGACAATATTTAATGAAATATAAGTTAAATATTACTAATGCTAGTGAAATTAATAGTCCAGATCTAAAACAGTATTATAAGGCATTTGGCAAAGACCACGATGTAACTAAATTGTTATTAAAAAAAGTTAAGGCAAACGTAAAATACTTTAAGGAGAACGACAATGGCAAAAATCACAGACGAGCATTTAAGCGACCACAATTTAAACGCAG